GTAGTGATATTTATGAAGCATAATGCCTGTACCATTTAAAAAAGATTTTAATATAACACCCAGCCCCAGTGATATGAAGGAAAGGGATGAAATTCTCCAGAACTCATATAATAACCTGATTTACTTTGGCAGAGCTTTCCTGCCCAATGATTTTTTAAAGAAATCTGAATCAGCACCTTTCCATTACCAAATTGCCAAAGAATTGATAACTACCAAGCCGGGAGCTAGAATATGTAATATTATTCCAAGGGGTCACGGTAAATCTGTTATGGCAAAAGCTGCTATTATGCACAAACTATGTTTCTCTAAAACAGATGAACAGCATTTTATCGCTTGGGTGTCAGAAGAACAAGGTCAGGCAATAGACCACCTTAAATACCTGCGGAGTCATTTTGAGAATAATAAAATGATAAAATATTATTTTGGTACAATGGATGGTGGTTCTGTTGGAAAAAGATGGACAGAAAAAGATATTGTTACTGCCAAAGGCGATAGAATGATTGCAAAAGGTACTTCTCAGAGATTAAGAGGTCGTGCGGAGGTAGATGTTCGTTATACTGGTATTGTATTAGATGACTTTGAATCGGAATTGAATACCAAGACACCAGAACGCAGGTCTGAAATTAAAAAATGGATTGTATCTACAGTATATCCAGCATTAGAGGAGACCCCCGGTAATGAAGGTTGGATATGGCTTTGCGGTACGATTGTTCATTATGACTCTTATCTGCAAATGACATATGATGGTTGGAAAAAAGCACAGGAAGATGGGCGTGATTATCCTTGGACAGTAAATTTCTATAAAGCAATAGAGAATGGAAAGCCAATATGGGCATCCCAATTCTCAGAAAAGAAATTACAGGCTAAAAAGCGGGAGTTTATTGAAGCTGGTCTGGTGAATAAGTTTGCTCAGGAGTATATGAATGATGCTCGTGATATTACCAATGCTGCTTTTAAAATAGATAGAATTCAATACTACAACGGTACATTTAAAAAAGAGAATAATATGCCTTACATTATTGATAAAGATGATGCTATTCCTATTAATGTTTATATTGGTGTAGACCTAGCTGCCACCGCTACTGAAACATCTGACTTTCAGGTAATTATGGTTATGGGTATTGATTCTAATAAGAATAGATATATTTTAGATTACTTCAGGGAAAGAATACCAACCTTTGATGTCCCCGCTAAAATTATAGAATATGCTAAGAAATACTCCCCTGTTAGAAGAGTTACCATTGAAACAGTTGCTGCTCAGGAAATGGTTCGAGATATGGTAACCAGAATGTCTGCTACAGAAAGAAGACTGATGCCGGGACTGTTTAAAGGTGTTAAACCACCAGCTAGGGTTAAAAAAGAAGATAGACTTGAAACAGCACTTGGTCAGATAGTTAATTCTAAAAAATTATATGTTTATAGACATATGACCGAATTAGTTGATGAATTCTTTGAACACCCTAAACCACGAAATGATGATTTAATGGATGGTCTTTATTATGCTGACTATTTTGCTCGCCCCCCTAAAACAGAGAAAATGAAAAAAAGTGAATTGAAAGTTGTACAAGATAAATTTGATTACTATAAAATCAAAAAAGCCTACAACTGGATGACTGGTTCAAAAGTTTAAATAATATTTGTATTTCTTTTGACATTATTCGTATAATACAATGAATGCCTAGATACTCTAAAAAATCAAAAGAGCGTCTTGCAAGCTGTGATGAGCGGCTTCAAGATGTCTTTAATGAAGTAATTAACTATGTTGACTGTTCTATTTTAGAGGGTCATCGTAGTAAAGAAAGGCAAAATAAATTATATGATGAAAATCGTACAAAAGTTAAGTATCCTAACGGTAGGCATAATTCTAGTCCTTCTAAAGCCGTTGACGTTACCCCTTATCCTGTTGATTGGGAAGACCGTGAAAGACAGACATTATTCGCTGGCTTTGTCCTTGGGCTTGCTAGGAACATGGGTATTCGTTTAAGGTGGGGCGGAGACTGGGATATGGATTTTCAGGTCATGGACAACCGCTTCGATGATTTTCCCCATTTTGAGGTTCGTGACTAATGGCTGGTTCTTCAGATACTTTTCCAGCAAGATTAGCTGGTGGTGAATTTGTAATTAAAAGAGGTTCAGCAGAAATGATACCAAAATCTTTTTTAGAATTTTTAAATGGCTTATCTGACAATGCAGCTCATGATAGTATTGATGCTGTAATAGCACAAGCAACACTATCCCAAATGCAACCAATGGTAAATGGTGGTATGGTTGGTAATGAAAATATCGCTGGTTATGAAAATGGTGGTGATGTCCCAAAAGACCAAGTTCTCCCAGATTGGAGTAAAATACGCCCTCAGCAACTTTTAAAGTTATTTAAAGAAAAGAATCAAGGGATATTTCCAACTGAACTAGAGTCTTCTATTTTAGACAGGTCTTACGATGTTCAAGATTCTCTTGAGGAAGCAGGGCTTGATGATTTGGGTTCGACTTCAGATAAATGGTGGGATGAGTATAGTAAAGCTATGGGAGGTATGGGCGAATGGGATTATGATGATGCTAGGTGGTTTTTACAGGATATGGCAGCTAAAAGACCGAGAGAAATGACGGATGCTGAAAGAGCAGAGACTGACTTAGTATTAAGTGCTTTAACACCAGCGATTGCAAGATTATATTCAGAGAATCCTGATATATTCAAATCTCCTCCTGAAGGTACAACTAGGAAAAAAGGTGATTGGGAAGCTCAATATTATGATAAACAATTACCTCTTACTCACAATTATAAAAGAAGATTAAAGAGTACTTTTAGAAATGCGTTACCCGGTTTTTATCCAGAGATGAGCGGCTATCAAAATGGTGGAAAAGTTCCGGGTTATGAAAATGGTGGTTCTGTTAGTGACGCTACTGCTACTTCTGCTATGGATGAGCTTCTTGCTCAAGCTATGATAGCTGATGCTCTAAAAAAAAAGCCTCAAAATAAATATTCAATGGTAGATGCCGATAGAATTGGTGCAGAAGAAAATGAAATGATGAATATGATAATGAGTATGGCTATTCCGGGTGCTGGTGTAGCTGGTACTACTAGAGGTGTTTTAAAACAGTTAGGTAAAAGGGCTTTAAAAGATGTTTCTAAAAAAGGAGTGGTAGAAGAGCCAGTTAAGCATCTTTCAAAAATAGCTGGTTTAAAGCCATTTAAGCAAAAGGAAAAAGTTTTAGATAAAATAGCAAGTACAATGAAAGTTGCTCCCGGTAGAAAAATAGAACAAACTTCAAAAGATTGGTTACTTTCTCCCGCTTCAAAAAAATTAGACATGGACAAAATAAAAGGCTATAGAGTTTTAGAAAACACTCTAAATAAACCATTTGATAAAATGGATTTAATAAATCCGGGTTATTTACAAAGGTATATTAATAAATTAGTAAAAATAAAGAAACCATCTCAATTAAAAAAAATCACCAGTGGTATTAAAACATCTGATGTAAAAAGGCATGATGTAGTTGATGCTCTTTATAAAAAAGGATTTTTAAATGTAAATGATTTAAAAAGACTATCTTTATCTTACAAGAAAAAAGGCAGAAGAGAAGCAATAGAAAATCTATTAAAAGAAGAACCTTCTTCTTTATTTCCGGGTGCAGTTAGGGGTTATAAAACTGGTGGTAAAGTTCCAAAAGGTAGTCATGCTAGTGGTAAGTGGGGTGAGTTTGGTGAATATAATAAAGCTTTAGGTCAGCCAGATTCAGCTGGGGTAGCAGAACAAGCAGGCATTATACAGGCTTTACTGGATGAATTAATAGCTGAAGAATCATACAAAGATTCTGTACAAAATGAAATGGATAAAAATTATTTATTAGATTCTTTAATAAATGAAGCACCTTTAATAAATGAAATGTTAAAAACATTACCTGATTCTCCGGGCTTAATAGAATCTCCTCAAAGACCTACTAAAAATCAATTTTTAGAAGAGTTGTTAAAGCAAGGTGTTATTATTTAATGGAAAAAGACCAAAGAGCGGAATATAACGAACAACTTTTCAGGCAATGGAGAGATGCTCGTTCAGATTGGGATACTGAAGCTAGGGAAGATATTGATTTCTATTTAGGTAATCATTTTACTGAGGATGAATCTTCAGAATTATCTGCAAGGAATCAAGCAGATGTCCCAATGGATAGAACTTCTGCTGCAATAGAAAAATTTAAAGCTGTTTTAACAGCAAGACCCCCAGCATTTACAATAACCCCCAGAGAAGACTCCGATGTTAAGGTTGCTTCTGTTTGGAGAACTATATTAGGATATGTTTGGCAAATATCCGATGGTGATTCACAAATGAAACAGGCAATTCATGATTACGCTACTACTGGTCTTGGTTATTTATATGCTTATGTTGATTCAGAATCAGATTTTGGTAGAGGTGACGTGAAGTTCACATACCTAGACCCCTTTAGAGTATACGTCTCTCCTTCTGCAAGAAACCGTTGGTGCGATGATGCTGACGGCATTATACTGTCTACCGTATTAACCCAAGAACAACTCATTAACCTCTACCCTGAATTAGGGGATAGTGTAGACCCTGAAACAGGTGAAACTATCCCCGGATTAATTAATGAGATTTCTGAATATCATGATATTGAAGGTAGTGACTATCCATCTTCTCAAAATAAAAATTCTGTAGTTGCTTTTACTCCGGCAGATGTAAAAGATAAGGATTACATGGATGTTAAAAAATTTCAGATATTAGAAAGATTCTATAAGGTTAAAGTTAATTTTTATTATGTAATAAATAATCAGGATTCATCAGAGATGATTATGTCTGAAGAAGAATTTGTTGGTTTTTCACAGGAAAATCTTGATTTAATAGAAACTGGTGTTTTAACAGTTGCTCCTGTAGAGCAAACAAGAATAAAAGTTTGTGCATCAGTTGGTGAAATTGTTTTATATGAACAAATCTTAAATACGGATATTTATCCAATAGTGCCATTACCAAATGTTTGGACTGGTACACCATATCCAAAATCAGATATATCAAGAGCAAAACCAATGCAGAGACTTTTAAACAAACTTTGGTCTCTAGCATTATCTCATGCTCAAGCGTCTGCTGGATTAAAACTTTTAGTACCACTTGGTAGTGTTGATGATGTCTCACAGTTAGAACAGGATTGGGCGAACCCAAATGCTGTAATTGAGATTGATTCTTCTCAAGGAGAGCCACATTATCCACAGCCATCCCCATTAGCTGGAGAGTTTTATAAACTTATTCAGCAATCAGAGTTCTATATAGATTTTATATTTGGACTTCCTGAAATGATGCATGGCGTTGCAGATAAAGCACCGGATACTGTTCGTGGTACAGAGAGAATGATAGCACTTGGTAGTGAAAGACCAAAATCTAAGTTAAGAGATATTGAGTTTTCTATAAACAGGCTTGGTAAAGTTTTATATAATTTATCTAAAGGTCATTATAGTTTTAAGAAAATGTTTCGACTTGCCCAGCCAAATAATGATTTGACTGAGGTAATGGTAAATGTTTATGATGATGTTTCAAATTCTATTATTGATATTAAGAAAGAACAATACAATATTGAGCAGCATGATATAAGAATTGAACCCGGTTCTACAATGCCTACAAACAAATACGCAGAACTTAGTGTATATTTAGAGGCGTTCCAGATGGGAATTATTGATAAAATAGAAGTGTTAAAGAAAAATCCAGAAATATTTGATAAAGAAGGCATCATGCGAAGAACAGATGAAAAAGAACAAATGATGCAACAAATCCAGTCCTTACAGGGACAGGTTAAGAATTTGCAGGGTGACTTGCAAACAGCCCAAAGAGAATCTGTACAAGACAGAAAACGAGTTGAAGTGGAGAAATTCAAAACTAGACTTGGTGAAGTCTCATCAGATTCTAAGGCAGATAGAAGAGTACAACGTAGTAAACTAGAAAATGAGGTGAAGCTCGAAGTTGAGAAATTAGCTAATCGTCTTAATAATGAAGCGAATAAAGCTAGTTCGGCTCGGAAAACATAGAGACATCTCGAAAGGATATATACATGGAAACTTTAGAACAAATTGAGGCTAACGTCGAACAACAAGTTCAAGGTGATGAAAGTCAGTTTGAGGATGGAACTATCTTGGGACAATCTCCAGAAGGGGTTGTCGCTGAAACTAATGAAGACCCGGTTTTAGATGAAAATACTGAAGCTCGTAAATTTCAATCAATGTATGACCGCTCACAAGCGGAACTCGGAGAATTGAAAAAATATGAACCTTTAGTTGATTTACTAGAGTCGAGACCTGATTTAGTTAAGGTATTACAAGATAATATTTCTAATCCTTCAGATGAAAAACAATCATCACCAGCTGTTGAAGTTGACGATTTCAACCCTTGGGACGCCTTTGACCCAAAAAAAGATACTGCTTCTCGCAGGCTTGTTAAAACAGAAATGCAAAACATAGCCGGACAAGCAATCAATCAAGCTATGGCAGAGCAACAGGCTCAGATGCAGACTAAAATGCATTTGAACAATACTGTTAATGAACTTAGGAATAACTATAAAATGTCAGATGATGATATTAAAGGGTTTCTTGAGTTTTCAACTCAGCCAAAAGAGCAAGTTGGTTTAAATAATCTTGTAAAGTTATGGCGTGATGTCAGTGGGGTTAGTAAAAATAATACTGATACATTGGATGCGGTAAAAGCCGCAAAAAATGCTCCAAGAACCGCTGGTGTTCTACAAGGACAGCCACCCGCAAAGGTCAATGAGGCTGATGAGATGTGGAATGGAATTGTAAATGCCACTGGTTATGGAGGGAAATTACCTTAATAAACATAATAGGAGAATATTATGGCTACTAGTGCAGCAGGCTACGTTAGAGGTGGTCTAAAAAGTTCAGACGTTGCGACTACGGCTGGTAACTCACACGCTTCGGCTCATGGAGCTACCCCGGATAACCGACGACTGTACGATTTCAGCGATAGAGTCGCTGAATTACAGCCAGAAGAATCTCCATTTTTTGT